CTTTATCAATTTTTCAATAGCCTCTTTTGCAGGATTCAATAGCCCGCCGAATTTACTTTCAGCACCCGAATCTAAATTTGTCGAAACGCCTTTCAACCAAGTATTCAAATCACCTAATACGCCATTCATCGCGCCCGCCGCATCAATGCCAGCCGCCCCCGAATCGCCGAGACTTTTAGCCGCACTTTCAAGCGCCGCAGACCAAGAGCCGCTACCAGCGCTCCGCGACATTTTGCCGCCTTCTAAGCTCATTTGCATTTGAGCCGACCGCGCGCCGTTCAACGCTTTGGATGAACCGCTCTCCCCGAAGTATTCCATAGCCGTCGCGGCAATATCAAGAATGACGTCAAAAATTTTGGCGCCAACCGTCATAATAAAACCGACTACCGTTTTTAATGGACTTTCAATGTATGCGAAGCCCTTAGCCACCAGCGACAGCACACCGCCGGCAAGCATTGCAATTTTTGAAACAATCCAATTTATTTGAGGCGCAAGCATTGTGATAATGCCTTGGATCGCCTCAACAACTTTTACCGCGGCATTGATTACCATCGCACCCGCCGCGGCGAAGTCTCCGCTAAATAAAGCGTAAACAGCGCCGGCAATAGAATCGGCAATACTAATAACTTTCAGAACGCCCGTTAGAACCGTAACTATTACGCTTTGAAGTTTTGGAATAACCCAATCAATCGCAGACGATAAATAGCCCGCGGCAACCCCGACCAAATCCCCAGCGCCGGCAAACCAACCGCCGACAAGCATTTGTACCTTGTCAATAAAGCGCCCGATAGCGTCCCCGCTTTTCTCAATTACATTTTGAAGAAATCCAAAATCCTTCGTAGGATCATCAGCCGCTTTTGTTGATTGTCCGGCAGACTTGCCCAAACGCGCGCCGGCAATCGCAAGCACTCCGACGCCGAGAGAAACCGTACCCAGCCAAGCGCCGACCGCCGAGAAAACCGTATTTTTCATCCAAGAGAAAACGCCGCCGACGATATCGCGCACATAGCCAAACGCGCTAGAAAACGTATCACCAATCAACCCGCCGACGTAAGAAAGCGCGCCGCCAATCGAAGAAATAATATTAGCGCCGATGTCCCAAACGAATGAAAACGCCGACGAAAGCGCCGAGCCGACGCTAGACAAAATACCCGTGATAGAAGAAAACGCGCTACCGATACCGCCGACAATTCCACCAATGCCGCCCGCTATCGCCGTAACACCCTTAAATCCTAAATACAATGCGCCCGCACCCGCCGCGGCAACACCAAGCGCGCCCGCAACACCAGCGCCACCGCCGAGCCGACCGGCAAGAACGCTAGCGGCCGCTTGTAATTTTGTAAACGCTCCCGCCATCTCAGCAACCGCGCGCGCTTGCATTTGGTTTGCGTTGTTCGTTGCATCGGCAACGCTTGCCCCGCCTTTAATTTGTGCATCGTAGACAGCTTGCCAGGCTAATTTGGCCTCACCTATTTTCGTCAAATACTTAGACGTTCCCGACAATAGAGAAGATGCGAAACTTCCACCGCCGCCAATTTTCGCCTTTTGAATTTTGCTCACAAACACATCAGCCGCGCGCGACATCTCTTTATATATTTTGTTTGGTGACATTGCGCCGACGGAATCTGCAACCGTTGCGACATCAGCGCGCATACGCCCCATATCTAATTGAGCTTGGATGACAATCGGCGCGGCCACTATGCACCCCTCATATTCGCATTCGCAATGCGCGCCATTGCCCGCAAAGAATCCGCCGTAGCCAACTGGACCGGCGGACGATCGCCAAACCAATCCGGCATATATTCGCTAGGCTTCGTTTTACCGCCCATCAGATTAGAAACGACAGAGCAAAGAAGCGCCCCGCGCATATCGTCCCTAAAATCTCCAAACGGCGAAAATTGATAAAACCCTAGCCAGTCGCTAAATTCTTGAGAATCGAGGCTATCTATCTCTTTCAGAGACTTTCCGAGCGCCAGCGCAAGCACATAGCGGAAACGGTATGCCATATCGCCTAGTTTTTTTTCGTCGTTTCAGGATCGGCAACCACTAGACCCGCGACAATTTGCGCGCGAGCAAAGACGCGATCAATTACTAGGCAATCCTTATTTTTAAGCGCCTGGACATCCTCCAAAGTAAAAAGCGCAACGCCGCCGGCGTCGCAAACACAAAGCGCAATCAAATGAGCTTGCATAGACGCTAAATCAGCCTTCGCAGAATCTCCCCAATCGTTGCGGCGTATCAAATCGAGAAATGAAAACCGCTCTCCGACAGTCAGACTACGTAGAAAAATACTACCGCCCCACTCAGGAACCTCGAAAGGTTCTATGGTTCGATCAATCGCCGCGAGAATATCAGCGCGCGAAATCATATTAGGAAAGGTTGATCGTCCCGCCGCTCAGTTTAATAACAAGCTCAGCCGTAGCTACCCCGTCCTTTTCAAGGTTCGGACCCTTGAAGGACTTTATATACCCTTGAAAAAGAATAATAACGTTCGGCGTAGCCGCGCCGTCATCGATCGAGAATTGGCGTACCAAGTTTGTAGCATCGCCCAGCGCGCCGGTAATTATTGCAATGTTGCCCGTAGTCGCGGCAACGTCAAACAAAAGCCCTACAGTAACTTCGCCACCTTCACGGACAGCGCTTTTAATGTATTCACGAATACCGCTAGTGGCAAACGTTGTAACGTCGATATCCATCGACTCATTTGAAGGCGCAGAAATTGAAGTAACGGCAGTAATGACAACCGAAGGGGCAACAGCCGTTACGCCAAGCGCGTAAGACGTCGCAGACATTTTCAAAACGCATCCTTGAGATTGAACTAAAGTAGGCATATTTTTATCCTTTTGTGTTTACGTAAAAATCTAAAGTAACGCGATACGTAGCGCCCGCGCGCTCTCCCGAATTATCAATAGTCTCCGCGCGAGAGTCAAGACGGCAAGCATAAATATAAGGCGCCGCCGCCGTATACTTAAAATTATCAAGCGCAAGCGCGACGGCATCCGCTAAAGTTTGAGCGCCGCCGTAAGTCAAATCGTCACACGAAACAGAAAAAATATCATCGGCATATCCCGAATTATTCAGCGTCGCTATCGGCGAAGCAGAGATAACGGAATAAACGAGCGCCGGCAAGACTTCCCCCCGCGCGCGGATCATCGGAAATATCCGAGCTTCAACCAAAGAATGCACCGCAGAATCATTTATGAGTTTATCGTAAAAACGAATAGCGAATGTCATAGACCGCCCCTTAGTTTGCCTTTTATGATGTCAGCCGCAACGCGTAGAACTGGCGCAGCTGCCCGCCCAGCGCGTCCGTATTCAGCCACCCAATACGCCGACCCACCACCCACGGACAGCGCACCGGACCGCATAGGGTTAATGGTGGGATCGTAATTCAACGAGACAACCGCTAGCCGATTATCGCCGCTTATGTCGTATCGGATAGCGTCAGTTTGCCCCACGTATTGACCAGCCGTACGCGTTGACGCCGACGCAATCGCCGCCGGCACAATGTCCCTAAGTCTCTCGACCAAGCCGGAAGCAACCGCCGCGCGTATTGCCGATTCATCAAAATTCATAGAGCCTCTTCACGGTAGACAAGCTCTAATATCCACGAATCGCGAATACCAATAGGATCACGAACGCTTTTAATATTCCAAAATTTGCCATCGGCAATAACAGCCCAGCCAACCACCGGCGTAATACTCACCGCGCGAACTTGCGCCGTAGCCCGCACTACCGCGCTATTTGATTGCTCATTCAGACTTTCAGCCGAGAGCGGCGAAGCCTCAGCCCACAAATTGCCAAAAACCGTAGCTACGATGTTAAAAGATTCTTCCCGCGCGCCGTAAGCATCAACAACTAAAGTAGGCGCGTAAAAGGTAAGCGATTGTCTCAAATCGCCCGCGCGTACCCTCGCGCCGTCATAGTTCAAATGAGCCACCGCGTACGCTTATAGCTCGCGCAAAGCATATCGCAAGCTTGCGGAACTTCCGTAAGGTTCAACACGTCCGCAGTCTCACGATTTGCATACCAATAGGTGGCAAGCATAAGTACCGCCATTTTGAGAGTAGACGGAACCGCGGCCGCATTCGCCCAGCCCGCCGCATAAGTCACCCGAACCCCTGGCGAAAGATTCACAGCGCCGGTATCCACACTTGGCCACGTCGCGGAATATGCGAGCATTACGCGCGACGGCGAAGAATCAGAATCGAGCGTATAGGCAGTATTCGCTAGGGTATTCCAAGTCGCATTATAAAAATACTCAACCAGGGAAACCGCGGATACGGGATAATGCGGCAAAATAATAGCGTTCGATGCCACCGGGAAAGAATCCAAACGCAGACGAAACGAGCGAGTAATCAGCGGAGACGATATTAAATCTTCCACGCGTAAACGCGCCGCCAAAAGTTTAACCGTTAAATCCGCATCCTCAGAGGTCCCGCTAATTCGCGCGTGGGCCTTAAATTCAGCGAGACTAACCGGCTCGCTTGCCGGCGTACTTATTTCGATCGCCGAAAGGTAACCCGCACCATTTAATCGTGATAACATTGTGCCGATCCTTTTTTCTTATTATTTCGTTTGGTCGAAACCTTAGGAATCAAATCGGGATTTTCAGGCGCTAAAACCTCACGGACTAGCCCCGCCTCAATAAGCGCGCGCGCTTGCGGATTCTCAATCTTGTACGTTTGGCCTTGCATTAAAACCACCCAGGGTAGCGCGAGAGTCTCTAAAACGATAATGGTTATCATTATAGATTATACCAAAAGCGGCCGCCCCCATTACAGGGGCGGCCGCAACTAGTTCAACAAATTACGAGGCGGCGCCCTTGATATATCGGAACGCGTCATAGATCGTTGCGCCGGCGTCAATACGCTCTACTGCGCGGAATCCAATTTGACCCGATGCCGCGTAGGCTTCGCGCAAGACTTGGACCGCCATACTCGACCGCTGGCCAATGATATACCGCGAAAAATCACCAATCACGCCAAAGCGCACGGTAGCCGCTTGATTCGGCATAAACGGCGAAGCGTAAACAGGAATACCCGCCAATCGGTCCGGCTCGCCTTGCACAAATGAAGGCTGCCATAGATAGCCCAATGTCGCAGACCCAGCCGCTACCGCAAGCTTGCGAATCTTCCCAAGAGTTGCATCAGAAAGAATAATGGCGCAATTTGGAGACATTCGATACTGGCGCGGCAGACTGTAAACCCAGTCGAGAATCTCATCCGCCGTGATTGCCGTAGCGCTAGTAGTTGTTTTTCCGTCAGAAATACCCGACGTGGTATACGTCATAATTCCTACCGGTTGATTCGCGGCCGCAGTACCGGTAATAAATGCTTCCTCTTCACGTTGTGCCACTTCGCGAGCGAATTGGTCCGTAAGGATCGTATCAATACTGAAACCCGTACCGCGTCCTGGCGCGTCTTCGATCAATTCTTGAGACACCTTCACAATGACGGCAAGGCGCCGAGGCTGGAGAAGTAATTGCCCAAACGTGCCGGCCGTTGGAGTAATCGTAGCAGCTTCAGCGCCCCACGAAGCAGCCGCTAATGTCGCTTCAATCGCTATTTGTGTCTTAAACGCGCCGAGCGGCATAACGGTAGCAACGTTACGAATTACCGCTTGTTGCTCCATCTTCTTTTGAAGCTGGTTATAAAAATCCGTAGACGGCAAGTAACCGCCATCCGCGGCCGTACCTTCGCTTAGGTCTCTTTGCTCAATGTCAGTTAACCGATTCGAGCGCATCAAGTACGCGCCGAATGCGTCCGCGTATCGCGCTTCTTTGTTTTGCGTTGGAGCTGGTCGCGAGATGTTCGAAAGAATCGCAGGAACTGAAAAACTCGCAGACTTTGCGCCGCGTTCCATTACTGAGATATTAGAATCTCTCAGCAAAACCAAAGAATCGTAACGCGAACGCATACCCGCTAATTCCTTCTCCGCCGCTGGAGACATTGCGCCATCGCTATTTGCTTGCTCTACCATCGACTGCATAGCCGCGTACAAAGCGCCCATTTGTTCAATGATGCCCGCGTACGTCATAGCGTTTTTGCTATCCACCGGAACATCAATTCCGCCTTCATCGCCCGTAAGTTTTGAGGGTGTAGCAAAGGGCACTTGCGCCGCTACTTTCGCCCCTGTTTTTGTATCGTTATCAGCTCGCTTATACATTAAATGTCCTTTTGTAAAATTTAGAGAACGATCGAGCGGAATGCTAAATCATTCGTAATACCACCGCCAAAACGTTTTGAAATTGTGAAAACAACTTGACCCGTACCCGCCGCAATTTCATCGTAGCGATTGATCATCAAGCCGCTTACGTGATCGGCAACCACAAAGTATCGAAAATCGCCGTACAAAGCGTGCATTGTTGCCGCCGTATAAGCAGTTGAAAACCGAGAGGTAAAAATCGTCGGGGTTCCAAACCAGGTCAATTCGCGTTGAATAGTATTCGCAGAAATGCCCGAAAAATTAGAAAACAAGCGCGGAGAAATTAGAAGCGTAGCGTTTTCCGAATACTGTGAGCCAAGCGCAGTTATAGCCGTAATTTGATTCGGGACCGTTACCGCAGAAGTCCCAAGAGTTATTCGGCGGGCCGCATCGGCAGTATTCCAAGCCTTAATACCCATCGAGGTAGTTAATCGCGTAGTGCCGTTAATTCCTAGCGCGTTAAAAAATACGTTTAATTCTTGCTCAGCAAGCGCCATAGCTCCGCTTAGCGCAATTTGCTCGACAACATCCACGCCACCGTTAGCAGAATCTT